GCAATGATAGATGCATCGGCAGGCTTGACCATTAGTACTGAAGGCTCAGAACCGTTGTTGTAGCAAGTCTCGCTTAGTGTCAAGAGCTTTGCTTCGGTTAGAGGGTCGGTAGAGTTACTTCCTGCATCTAAAGTAGTGCTGATCTGTGCAGATACAGAAGCCATCTTTCGAGCAGCAGAGGCAGAACCTACTACAGCCGCTTGGCTTACTCCGATCATGCACTTTTCTACGTCATTCTTAAGAGCCTTAAGGGTCTTAGAAAGTTGTAACGCAGTTTCCTTACTTCTCCCATGGGTTTTCACTGCATCAGCCGTGGCAGATACTTGGAACGCTTCACCGATGATCTGAGTGGTGTTAGAACGTGCTACTACTGGTGAGATGGTAATTGCAGACGCATCTGCCCCTTCAACCAGTGCAGTTTGTGCGCTTGCTCTCAAAGCGTCCTCTAACCATTCGAATGTACGTGCGTGGACTTTCTCGCTTTTGACGAGACTTTGGAAAGGTGTAGCTGTAGGTGAAATCATGCTCAGAACGTCAGAAACGTCTTCAGCGACACCCACTTGTTGGTACGTTTGGTAAATTGCCATGTGTAAAAATTCCTATAAAGGGTTAAAAAAGATTAAGTTTAGTTGTCCCAATTAGACACAAAATAGTCTGCAATAGAGTCGAGATCATTACCCTTCGGAGGATTAGCGTTTAATCTATCTCTAGCCGCTTTCTGCTTGCTGACTTTTACGTCAGTTTTAGAAGGTGGGGATTTCTTAGAGCGCAAAATCTTCGTAGGTGCTTTAGATTTCTTAGTTTTTGCAACTTGCTTTGTCTTATCAAACAGCATTGCTTTGTGAAGCAATTTGATCACCGTTGGGTCGGTGTACTGATTAACATCGTCTTCAGCGAGTCCACTTTCAATCGCGTGTTTCCTAATGTCGTGGTACAAATCATTTGACCAGTTAGGAATATCTCTTGTCAGGACTTCAACACACTGCTTGGCTTCATTCTGCTGCTGCATTGTTTTTTTCTGTTGGAGGTCACCGTAAAAAGAGTCGGCTTCTGTAGTGAGAAACTTAAGATCATCTTCTGCTGCTTTCGCTTCAGCGCGTAGAGCCGCAAAGTCATCGGGATTCATTTGCCGTGAGGCAACTAACATATCGACTTCTTCGTAAGGCTGATAACGCTCTTGGGCGCGAGTCAACATTGCTTGTAATGACGCATCGGCACGTTGCAAACTTTCGTCTGCCATTTTTCGTTGGGATGCTGTTTCTTGAGACTTTCGGGTTAAAGACGCTTCCTGTCCGTACAGTCGCTTGAGGTCTTTCAAAGATGCCTGCTTAGTTACGCCATCAACTACCATTTCAACTAGGGTGTCATCAGATAGATCAATTTCTTCTACCTCACCATCGTCTTCTTCAGTAGCTTCTTCGCTTTCTTCAGGGTCTTCTTCGGACTCATCTTCCTGCTCAGTTTCATCGTCTTCAGTTTCCTCAGATTCTTCTACATCTGTCTCATCAGTAGTGTCCTCTGTTGCCTCAAGCTCACCTTCATTAGATGGCTGATCTTCATCAGCGTCTTCCCAGTTTGCAAGAATGGCATCCGCAGCATCATCAATAGACATTGCTACAGGGTTTGAAGTGGTGTTTTGTTGCACGTTATCGTTAGACATAGTGCTTACTCCTCTTCAGTGGTTTCTTCAGTTTTTGAATCAATATTGTCACGGACTTCTACCTGTTGCTTCAAAGTGGCAACAATATCGCTTAACGCCCGATAGTGATCGTAGGCTTTATTCCGTACTGCTCTCTCATCCGGTGATGAGCCTAAAAAGGCTTGTATAGTGGAATCCACTAGACCGCTTATAGTGGTTGTGAAAGCCTCTGTATTTAAAAGTGTTTCGGCTTGGTTTCCTAGATTAACTAATTGCTCGTCGTTCATAACTGCTCTCCTTCAAGGGCATGGGGGTTTTGAATGGGTTATCCATTCGGGCTTGCGATAGCCGTGATTTCATCTGCTTGTTGCGCCAGAATCATCTCAGCGGTATCTATCACTTTCTTATGGTTAAGTTGAGATTCTTTCAGATCAACATTGTCGCTCTGGATAGCAAAGTCGTTCTCTGCTTTCACTCGCTGAAGTTCTAACTTCATCTGGGCAATTTCACCATCCATCTTTTGCTTCATCTCACCTAAAGCAGTCTGACGCTCTTGTACTTCTAGTTGTTTCTTCATCATTTCTAACTGAAGTTCTTGAGCAGGATCTGGTTGTTCCTCTGGTAACTGATCTGGTGAAGTGAGGTAGTCAGCCACGTTCTTAATACCTGTCATTTCCATAACTTGGGACATAAGTTGGTATTGGTTCTGTGGGGTGTACATCTTTTGTAGGCTTGGGTCAGATTGAAAAATCTGGTGCATACCCATGTACTTCTGGGCTTCGGCCTCTTGCTCACCGTATCCAAGGTGTAACTGGACAGTCACATCACGCTTATCAGCCCAATCACTTGGGTTAATGTCGATGAACTCACCGCCAATCTCGACTATTTTCTCTTGGTCTTCATTCTCAATTACTAGCTGATAGATCGCTTGGTAAAGAGGTTTCAGAAATTGGTTAGCAAAGTTACGCGCTATAATCTTTTGACGCTGCTGTGACATAGTGGCTAACTGCTCAACCATCGCTGCTGAGTTCTGCTTACTCACTGCATCTTTATTCAAACCCTGCGACAAACTGGAGATACCAGTAGTCTCTTCTGCATTGTCAGAAAGCATATTGATCGTCTGGAAGATAAACGGATTCAAGGGCGCTTGCATCATTGGAGATACAGAGTCAGGACGAGTGACATTTACAATACCGCCCACCCTATTGTCGATAAGCTCTTTGGGATTAGTCAGACCACCTTTCAGCACCATGTAGCGCGGATTAGTGGTAATGACAGCATGGTCTAGGATTGATCGCGTCAGAACAGTACGTGCATTCTGCGTAGCGATTAACTTATGTCCAAAGTTGTTACCATAAAAAGCGTGAGGAATCGGGAGAGGAACGAATGTAATAAATGGTTTTCTATTAACCTTCTCTTTATCGAGAAGCACATTACCGGCTTTTATTATCTTATATAGCTCTGCAACTCCCGACCCCTCAACATCTATCTCAATGTAGGCTTCATGTACCATCACTGAACGTATCTGATCTTGGTAACCTTGAGTGCCGCTTTTGAATCCACCCGAAGTACCATCATGTCTGGAAAGTAATTCTGGGTCAGTCTCAAGGTCTACATCACTGTGTTCGCCAATCTTTTTTAGCATCTTCTCTGAGTAACCATCTTGGCGTAGGTCAGAGATTGTCTTTTTAGTTCGGTGGGCGCAGAAAAGAACGGTATCTAGCGACTTCGCCTGTGGCTCAATCAAGAACTCTTCTGGTGCAATGTTTTCAATAATGACTTGGCTTGTGTCTCTGGTAACTAGTATCTCACCAGAGGTCAATCCTAGTTCATCCTCTTCATGCTCACCTAGTTCAACATTGTCTTGCGCCAAAAGGGTATCAAGCTCGTCTGTAGTTAGGTTTTCGAAGTATTCTGAAGTAGTCTCAGACTGATTTTGCCAAAACACCTTTGCTATGCCTGCGCGTGAGGTCAGACCATCGTGGATAACCGCAGAATTTACTGCATAAAGATCATTCTGTCGAAAAGCCACATAGTCAGCATAAGCAGTACACACAGCCGCCATCTTTGTATCTTCAGCGCCTTGCGGTGCAAACTGTACGGTCTTGTTTCCTGCGCTGAAAGTTTCAAGCAAAGCAGCAGACATTGACTGAACGGCATCATAGACATCAAGCGAAACATACTTGGAGTTACCGTCATGTGTCGGCTTCGGGAGCGTACCAGTGTAGTAGTCCATTACAGTGGTTCTTTCTGTAGAAAGCTCACTGTCGTGGTAGCCCACTGACCGCCCAACATTGTCATCAACCAAGGTGACTATCTCTGCATCAGATAATTTCTTGTAGTCTTTTTTCTTAGCCATAGTTAAACCATTTCAATATAGTATGAGTCAGTGGATTCGATAGGTAACCAAGCACCTTCGTGGACATGGTTAGCAAAGGCTAAGGCCATAACAGTATCGTCATAGCATCCTGCTTCTGCTTGCATTGCACCGCTTTCTGTCACTATGTAAGTGAGCATTTCGCGTAGAGTAATCTTGTCATTGACCTCTATCTCTCCCTCTCGCATGGAGGCTCTGAGTTGGTCAATAATTAAAGGTTTAGTCTTTGCAGTGGTTGTGAAACCTAGCTTTGTTGTCTCACGATCAGTGAGTTTGTCTATCTGGGTTTCCGTATAGAAATTGGGATACGCCATATCCTTACCTAGCCGTGTACAGGTAAGAATTCCGTGAGAGTTATTCTCGACACAGATAAAGGCATCGTTGTAATAAGTGCCAAGTTCAAATAGCACCTTTGCAAAGTAATCTGGATGAACATGGCCTCGCCAAGTAGCTACTTGACGTTTCTTAGAGTCCAACACTTGGGCTACTGAGTAGTCACCACCTCTAACGCCCATACTACAGTCAGCACCGATGATGTACTGCTCACCTTCTTGGTGTTTTCTGTAAGTACTGAGTTCGCCTCTCGCATTGTTAAGCCACTCGTCACCCTCTAGGGCTAGACGCTCTTTAAGGTCTTGAGTTTTATCTAGCAGCTTTACTATTTGATCGGGGTTAAACACAGGACGGCCAGTGGTCAAGAATGCCTCATCTGGTTCGCTTGGATACTCTTGACGGAATAAATCTAGTCCATTCTGTGCAATCTTTCGCCTTCTGAACATTAACTGTTCGTCATCTAAGGTATAGAGCTTTGCCAAATCTATTTCATCAGGCGTTCTTTCAAAGTTACTAGGTACGTCTTCACGATATGAAAGGTCAGTAAACCAAGGAATAAAGACAGGTACGTAACCATTTGTACCGTCCACAGCACCTCGCCACAAATCCGCAAAAACTCCGGTCGCGCCATTGGCAGTGGATTCGACAAAGATAGCCGTACCTTTAGTATTCGGCACTGCTTGGGTAAGTCCATTCCAGTTATCCAAAGCCGTACTCTTCTGCCAAAACGCAAGCTCGGAAGCATGAACGTGTGTGAGTGTCTCACCGCGACCAATAGACTCACCGCCTGCCGTTGAAACCACAAAAGAAGAATCAAGAACATCAAAATTCATCTCCCTTCTTGAAGAATACTTTGTGTGTGGCTTTAAGATCGGAGGACAATGCTCATGGAATCTCTTGGTCATATCAAACAGAGCGCGTGTAGAGTCGGCATGGTGTGTAATTACCATAGCCTTACAAGCAACTTTCTGACTCACAGAGAAATACAGGTATCCACCAGTGTAGGTAGACAGACCTTGCTGTCTTGCCTTCAAGATAATTATTCTTACTTTACCTTCGGTGGCTAACTGATTTCTTACTGCGGTATCAAGGATGTGCTGCGCTGAATTTAACTTTAGAGGGGATATTTCGCCTGCTTTTGTCCGTATCTTTAATGCGGCATTGGAGTAATAGCTGAACTCAGTCAGCAGCCTCTTCCGTACCGTTATCAGTTTCTTGTGCATCGGGTTGCTCATCCTCTTGCAATAATGCCGCTAGGAAATCTTCTGCTTTTGAAATGGTTACATCAGATTTATTGGCAGGCTTTGACTTTGTGAAATCCAGAACTAAACGTGCAGCCGCTAGGCGCTCTCTGGTTTCACCTACAAGCCTCATCACCTCAACCGCTGTGGTGAGAGCTTCTTTTTGATACTCGTCTTCTATGTTGTGTTCTTTACTCATAATTCTGACTACCTTCTCTGCATCTAACTTAGCTTGTACTCTAAGTGGGGCAATGGTTTCCTTCGAATAACCATCAGGAACTCCTTTCGGCCTCCCTCCGTTTTTTCGGGGTCTTGTTGACCATTCTTTTCTCAGCGCCCTTCCCTCTGGAGTTGACATCAGGGTCGCAAAGTAAGTGTTTTTCTTCTTGGCTTCCGACATCTTCGGATACGCTTTTTTCTTTGGTGGGAGTTTTGCCCTTTGTTTTCGTTCTGCCATCCTGTGAGTCCTCAAGTAGACTTTTTACAATTTCACGCGACCCTTTAAAAGACGAACTAAACATTTCCAATGGTAGGTCATGCATCAAGTCACTGAGCATCACCTGTCTTTGGGCATCAGTCAGTAAAGGGCTTTGTTTTAACGTAGTAATGCGCTCTAGCATTACCACTAGGTCACTAGCTTTGGAATTCACATAACTCTCCTTATGTGGTTTAGACGTTTAAAACCCCAGAACCTTGATTCACAGGCTGATTAGCCTCTTCCTCTTCTCGTTCTCTAACTGCCACGCCTGCCATAACAATGGCAAGTATCACTGCTACAGGGTTTGCGTGGAAACTGACAGGGTAATCTTTTGGCATATCTTTGAAGAACTGCTGAATTAACTTAACTGTTTCAGGGGCAACTTCTTTCATCAGTTTAGGATTAGCCATGTAAACCCAGATTGGGTCTACAGCAAACTCGGCTGCATCCTTTACATAAGCAAAGTGAGCTTTACTTCTTGCAGGAAGAGTCTTTTTGTACTTTTCTAGCATCTCACTTTTCTTTGTGTCTGTAAGAACTATGTTGTCTCTTCGTAACATTTCATAAAAACTTCTTTCCCTAGACGCTCTGATATTTCTTGAGCCAAGCAGAGGGTTACTTTGGAAAAATACCTTTACAAAGTTCTGTAAGTTATCAATCTCGTCCCTGATTACTTTCCCATCATCACGTTTTATCTTATTGTTTAAAGTTTCTCTAAAAGTTCCTGTATGCGTTTGTTTTCTTACATTACTATCTGGGTGTGCCGAAACAAGGTTACGTATTAAAGGTTTAAGCTCTTTGGTCTGGGATTCAATACCGTGAGATATTTCATGTGCCAAAGTCATAAGAACTTCTAAAGGGGTTCTATAGCCTTTTTTTCCTTCTTTAGCGTTTTTTACGCCTATAACTGATTCACCCTTACCGCTCATATCCTTCATGTGGAAACCATTTAGGGTCTTACCGTCCACACCGTAGTAGCCTACTGATTTTCTAAAATTGTCAAAAGCAGTTTGGCTTTTAGACACTGTAATGGCTAAGTTAAGGGCTTCACCAATCTTTAGGAACTCTGTAACTGTTCCGACACCGTTCTCCCATATAGAACCTTTGTTACCAATATCAAACTGTTTAATCACTAGTTCTGCTTTTGGTAAATTCTCTTTAACTTCTGGGGGTGTTGGCATACCTATAGGTTCTGGTACTTCTGGCTTTGGCTCTGGTTGAACTACAGGCGGCTGTGGCGGAACTGGAGGCAGAGGTGAAACCGGAGGCTGTGGTGGAACTGGAGGCTGTGGTGGAACTGGAGGCTGTGGTGGAACTGGAGGCTGTGGTGGAACTGGAGCAGTCTCTGTAGGAGCTTCTGGTTTAGGCTTCTGCTGCTGAATTACCCTTTCTTTGTACGGTAAAATGTAAGTAGCAATAGCGACTAGAGGTACACCTTTCTGCTGTAGACCTTTCTCTAAGGCAGTAATTGTATCTACAGGGTTTTCGCCCAAGTTGTACAAAAGCTGATCTAAAGCATAGTTCATGTGTGCTTTTTCATCGTCATTTAAAGACGTATCATCTCTTAGCTTTTCCTTGAGGTCGTTCACTGCCGCATTGTTATTTTCCCGGCCTCTTGTGTAGCCTGCGGTTTCTTGGCCGTAGGTTTGTACTGCCGCCTGAAGGCCATTGAAAGGTTCTGGAGGTCTGACTCTGCGCTTACCTACTGTTTCTGGGAATCTCTCTATAAGTCCGTTGATATGCCGCACTGAGAAACCGACAACTTGTTCGCCATACTTCATGCTTTCTAGCAAGCTCTCAAGATCATTCCTAACGCCTATTGCTAAATCTGGGTCTGCCAAAGCCTCTTGAATAGTCTCCTCAAGTCCTTGTCTATCCATACCAGTGAATCTCTCATAGATTCCTTGGGGGCTGTTTGGTACAGCAGGATTACCTTGGGTGTAATTGTAGAATTGTTTGGCGCGTCTATCGGCTATTATCTGTTGTGCCTTTGCGGTTGCCTTTTCGTTTGCCACTTTGGTTCTGAGAATGTTTTTATCTCTCTCACCCATTCCTGTAACTGCGGCTAACCCTTGGTTTTTCTTGTTGTTAGCAATGTAACGTCTGACTTTTGAGCGCCTACCTGTGACAGCATCAATCATTCTACCGCCTGCAAACACAGCCGCTTGGGGAGCAATGGATGCACCCCCAGTAGCTACAGCAGCACCTGTAGAAGATAGCCCTCTGATAGCATTAGCCATTCCTGCTTGACCGCTGTAGTTACCGCCCTGTGGGAGAGGATTAGCCTGATCTGTGAAAGTGGATACACCACCCTTCATGCCTGAGTTCCAAACTTTGGTTTGCTCTTGGCTTTCTTTGACTAGATTGATCAATCTCTTACCGTCTGGAGTCTGTCCTACCATCTGCTGTAGCAGTGCAAAATCGCTACTACCTACAACGGACTTAGTTTTGTTCGTCGCTTGCTTTAATAATGCTTTCACTCGCGCACGATCAGACTTTTCTGAGGAAGAAAGTGACGAATCGGTATCATTTAAAAATTCGCTTAAATCACCTGTTAAATTTTTTATGTCTGCGGCAATATTGGCGTGGGCAAGATCAATCAATGCCCTGACACCAGTTTCAGATTTTGGGTCTATGTCATTAAGGTCGAATTTTTTACCTTGTGCGTTACCCTGCCTTGCTAAAGAGTCTAGCCGCTGTGCAAAGGTTGCTTGGGATGCCCTATCACCTAAATTAGCAGGCTTACCTGAGACTAACCTAGCACCTCCCATTACAGCTTGTGCAGCGCCTGCATTAGTACTACCTAACGCAAAGCTGTCTATAGCTCTGTCTTCAACTTCTTTTTGTGTGTACTCGCCACCTCTTGAAGCTGCGCCTGCAATGGATACACCTTCTTGAGCTACTTCTGTCACGCCCTCTGTCGCTGTTTTTCTCAGTACTTCAGCGGCTGCTTTTGCGTAACCTTTGTTCTCTAAAGTATCTGTAATTTCTTTTACTGTCATATTCTTGAGCTTAGAGGGCGAGATAACACCTTTCGCACCAAATTTGTCAAAAATACCAATTAAAACACCCTGTCCGGTCGCTAGGGCGGCATCGTAGTCACCTACTTTCTCTTCTTGCTCAAAAGCTGACTCTCCAACTCCTAAAGCAACACTTCCTACAAGGGTTGCAAGTCCTATCACAGCAGCAGCAGGGGCAGATACAGTCGCCACAGCGGCTGCGGTCATACCGCCAACTAGGGCTAGACCGCCAGACACAGAGTTCTCTGCGGATTTTTCACCTAGCCATCCTGTGGCCGCTGACAACCCATCTTCGTTAAAAGTATCTCGCAAAGATTTAGTGTACTTGGGCGTGTAACCACCTTCGGCTATGTCTTTGTCTTGCTGCGCTACAGCACCAGTGCCGTACTCTTTGACTTGTTGATCTGCTCCAAGTTCACCTACAACCTCTACGCTTTTAGCGCCTAAACGCTGCGCTTGGTCTACAGAATACTCAAGAGCGTTGTCTGTTTTCTTCGGAGTGGCAAACTGTTCTATATCTCTTGGACTTTGGGATTTCTGCGCTGCTCTGTAAGCAGCCGCAAGTTTTCTAGCGTCTTCCGTGTTGCCTGCTTTATCTGCGGCTTGTAATGCCATTCCAATGCGCTGTAAATCTTGAGACATCTTTGGACTCCGCGTTTTATTCGTATTTACTAAGAACACCCTCTAAATCAGAACTTTCACTGGGACTACGCCCTGCGTTTTGCTCTTTGTAAGGGGCATATCCGGTTCTTAAATTATGCTCTAGGTTTCGTGTAGCACGTTCATAGGCTTCTAACCAATCAAGCCATACAGATTCATCAGCGGTAAACTGAGGAATGTCAGAACGGAATAAAGCCATTTCCCTATCAGAAATTGCGCCTTTGGTAAACGCAGTATTAGATAGAGTTTTATCGACTACTAGCTCTTGTAAACGCAGTCGTATGGATGCCTCATCAGTACCAAAAGAAGAGCCGATAGCATTGAAAATAGGGTTTTTAGAAGCGCCCACTGCATTGTTATTACCATCAGATAACGCTGCTCTAAGATCTCTAATTTTTCCAGATAGCTCTTGGGCAGCATAGATGTCAGCAGGAGAACCAAAGCGGTCTGCATCATTTTTTGACTGCGCTGCACGTAACTTTGAATCAGCAGCATATTTCTCCGCTGCGTTAGCATCATCTCGTTTTCTGTTGTAGTCTTTTAAAGCGCCATACTCTTGACCGCCTGCTTGCATAGCCGCTAGACCACCTCTCTGTGCGCCCCCTGCAATCGCTCCACCAACTCTTATAAGCATTTCATTACGTCTTTCTTTGGCATCACGTTTGGCTTTGAGTTCTTCTGCCGTTTCCGTTTCGTCGCGCCTATTATTCGTACCTGTGCCTCTAGGATCATTTTTTTCTACAGACTGCCCAATGCTAGATAGAACTCCATTTCTAACAGTGTCGGCTATGCCTTTGCCTTTGTTAATGACGAGATCATCTTGAGATTCCAAAACAGGATTAGCAGGCGCACTGTTAGATTGTAAATAATCTTCATGTGTCGCACCTTCCATGACAGTACCATCAGGCATTTCGTGAGTATTGGGTTGGACAGGCTGCTGTGCGGCAGCATTAGGCTGTCCATTAACACCGCTTCCACCAGACAGATAAGCAGGCATTCCTGTAAGGTTTCCCATGTTGTTTAACACACCTTGGGTAGATTGCATTGCCCCATCCAATACACCTTGAGGTCGCTCACCTGTCTCACGCAGAGTTCCATCTGGATTGTATCTTCTTCTGTAGTCTTCTTCGTTCATGTAGCCTGACTCGCTGAACGGATTAAGCCTATCTAGCTTTTCTGCATTAGATAGCTCTCTACCGTTTAGTTTTGCCTGATCTGCGTACTGTGTACCAGTGGTGTAACCATCGTGTATCTGTAAAGCAGGCAAGTACCCGTAATTATTATTCATTAAAATGACCCTCTTCCAGCAGTGCCACCAACTTTCGCAGCAGGCTTATTAAACATGGACATTAAGTTCCCACCTATCCCTGCACCCTGCATAGCGCCACCTATCATTCCTGCGTTTGCGTTAGCAGTGACACCAGTGGGGTTTTGAGAAGAGTCATAAACTGCATTGTTTAAGATACCACCTTGGTACTTTATGTTCTGGTTTAGCGCAAAGTCTCTATCATTTTGGAATCTTCTCCGTTGATCATCCATAGAACCTTGCTGATAGTTCATAAAGTTACTGCCTGCGCCTGTCATCATGTTGCCAAAGGAGTTCATGGCGTTGATACCTTGTCCATAGCCTTGCTGTAGACCTTGGTTAGCCATCATCTGGTCATTGAACTGTTGGTTCTGCTGACCCAAAGACTGACTCATTAAGTTCTGGTTGATGCCTGCGGTGACATCGGCTTGGCGGTCATTAAACCCACGGTTTGCGACTGCTTCTGCTACGCCTGCGCGACTTGAATTCATGTTCCCAGAGCCACTTGCTCCCTGGTTAATACCTGTCATAGTATTTTCTTCAAGGTTACGTCGATCATCTCGCATCGCAGCATTCACAAGGCCACCGCTGTTGTTCGTCGCGTAATCCTGAGCTTTTTGCATACGGTCTTCACCGCCTGCTTTGTAAAGATCGGCATAGTTCTGTGCGAAACCTTGGCCTGTGTTCATTACATCAGAAGCGCCTTGACCGCCCTGCATACCCATGTTGCCCATGTAGTTGTTACCAGAGGTAAAATATGGGTTTTGGTCTGCGTATGTTTGCCCTTGATATGTCCCTTGTTCTAAAGAATCATTCAAAGCCCCTTCGGCTCTGTCATAGCTACGCTCAATGTAGGGCTTAGAGAAATTGTAGCCCTCCATCTGCGCGTCTAGCTGTGCTTGCTGTGCTTTTCTGGCATCTTTAGCCGCAGAACGGCCTGCAATAGCGCCCAAAGCGCCACCAATAATTTGACCCCACATAGGGATACCTCATATTTTCTATTAAAGTTAGGGTTTAATTAGGCGCAGTAGGCCAAGTTGTATTCTCTAAAGATGTTGCAGAGTTAGTACTAGGTAAATTTCTTAAAGCCTGTCGGTAAGTTAGCCACTCAGCTTTTTTAGCATCTGTGAGAGGACTGTCTGCTACTTGAGTCCAATCGCAATCCGTCAGAAGAGAATCCCGAATTTCACGTATAAGGGCATTAGTGTCCTCTTCTGTATCAGGGACTGCTAAGTGACCTAATACAAAGGATTCACCTTCAGAACAATTATTCTCAGCATCGCCTTCAAGACAAGTCAAATAACGTAATACAGCATTTGTACTGGAATTAATGATAGTAAACTGTTTTGTCATTTCTTTAACTCCAATACTCGTAGGTACGCCCCAGTAATGATGGCGTTGCCTGAACTGTTTGAGGACTTACGACCTCTAGCAATCAAAGTGTTTGAGCCAACCGCTGTGGTTGTCTGGAACGCTTCAAGTCCACTAGCGGAGTACTTCCTAACCCTGACTAGAGAATTGTTTAAATAGTAATAAATTTGTAATAAATTCTTACCTGAACCATCCGCACCAAAGTTACCTAATACCTCTGCTGTAGCCCCAGTACCTGTGAAAGTTAGAGTCAAGAGGTCAACTAACGTGGTACTGGTGACAACCTCGTTGGCAAGCCCTATCAGATTTACAGAGGCAGAGGCGGTCACAGCGTTATCAGTGATTTTACCAGTACCAATCGTCAAGTTACCGATATGGGCAGTTCCCATTGTCACTACACCGTTGATGACAGAGAACACTTGAGTCCCTGCCTCGCCTGAAGTATCACTTGGGTCAATAATGCGGAAATCATCAGCTATTATTTTAAAACTACCAGTAGTTCCATCATTGTTCTGAGAGAATCCGGTAATGTAGCCGTTAGAGTTCAAAGTCACACCGAACTTTGACTCAAGAACACCATCGGCAGCGACTCTAGCTGCTGTCTCAGTGACCACGGCTGCTGTGGTTGTACCTACGGACGTAGACAATGTAGTAATACTTTCTGCTAGTGATGCATCTGCTGTAGCTCTTGCGGTCACTTCTGAGCTAATAGCCGCAGTGTTTGTTCCTACAGTAGCAGTCAAAGTAGTAATGTCACTTGCTAAAGATGAATCTGCTGTAGTTCTAGCAGAAGACTCAGTGGCTATAGCCGAAGTGTTTGTTCCTACAGTAGAAGTTAATGCAGTAACACTGTCAGCAATACTTGTATCTGCCGTAGTTCTTGCAGAAGACTCGGATACGATGGCCGCAGCATTATTACCTACGCTTGTCGTTAATAAATTAACACTTGCAGCAATACTTGAATCTGCTGTAGTTCTAGCAGAAGACTCAGAGACTATTGCCGCAGCATTATTACCAACCACAGTCGCTAATGAGGTTATGTCACTTGCCAAAGAAGCGTCCGATGTCGTTCTGGTAGTCGCTTCGGAAACTATAGCCGCAGCGTTATTTCCTACCGTGGTGAGCAGTGCAGTGACATCACTTGCTATTGAAGTATCTGCATCAGCCCTTGCGTTTCTTTCTGTGACAATAGCCGCATTACTTGTAGCCACTGTAGCTACTAAAGCTGTTAAATCAGTAGCAATAGAGCTATCTGCTGTAGTTCTAGCCGAACTTTCGGTCAATATAGCCGCAGAGTTAGTACCGACAACGGTTGTTAGAGCTGTAATGTCTGAGGCAATAGATGTATCTGCTGTAGTTCTAGCAGTAGTCTCTTGGATAATAGCAGCCGCGTTCTGTCCTACAACCGTAGTCAAAGCAGTAATGTCTGAAGCCGTTGAAGTGTCGGCAGTAGCTCTAGTACTTGCCTCAGTAACAATCGCTGCTGCATTCGTACCTACTGTTGCCGTAAGTGCCGTGATATCGGAAGCAAGAGAGGTGTCTGCTGTGGTTCTGGCTGTAGATTCTGTAGAAATAGCTGCTGTGTTATTATCTATGACAGTTGCAAGGCCAGTTATCGTAGAAGCTGTTGCAATATCCTGTGTAGACCTCGCTGAAGCCTCAGAAACTATGGCAGCAGTGTTGCCACTAACCGTAGATGTAAGTGCTGTGACAGTTGATGCAATAGCCGTATCTTGGTTAGCTCTGACTGAAGATTCTGTAGCAATAGCTGCCGCATTGACTTGGGTAGCGTTGTTTCCTGCCGCATTATTCACTGTGGCAATCATGTTAGTAACTTGAGTACTCAAAGCTGCAATATCTGAAGCGCGAGTAGTAGTTTCTGTACTTATTGAAGCACTGTTAGTACCCACAGTAGCTGTTAGAGCCGTCAATGACCCAGAAAAAGCACTGTCAGCCGTAGTACGTGCAGTAGTCTCTGATAAGATAGCCGCAGTGTTAGTATCGAAATTAGTTTGAATGGCTGTAAGACGAGTAGCCATTGATTCTGTAGCACTTACCAATGCTGTAGAAGTATCGAGTACGAATGCGCTCGCGTCACCGTTGGTAGCGCCTAACAAAGACAGTGTATTGACTAAGGCTGTGTCTGCTGTAGTTCTTTGACTAGATTCATTGGTAAAAAGAGTCTGTAGGCCAGTACCGCTAAATGACCCTGCTAAAATATTATTAACATTTGCCTGTAAAGCAGCAACATTTGTATTTGCGGCTGTTAAGCCAAAAGCCTGTGACGTAATGCTTGCGGCTAAACCATCAGTAACAGACGTAATAGAGTTAGCATTGCTCAAAATAGTAGCTGATAGACCATTAGTGACGGAGGTTATATCGGCTGCACTAGCAATGATAGCAGACGCAATAGCTGCTGCCGAAGTTGCTTCGCTTGCTGCAATGGCATCTGTGGTATTAGAATTTACATCAGTACCACCACTCTCTGCCAATACATTAGTAACGTCAGCCGCTTCTTTCTGTGTAACCAGTGAATTTTCTATCCTCTGAAATTCATTATCAAGATACTTCTCTTGTGAGTTAGCTAGGCCAAATCTTTCAGGTACATTTAACTTTGTATTTTTCCTTTTTAGGTTTGGTTTTGTGTGCCTTTTGTAACCAAGGATAGGAAGGTCTGCCATTGCTTACCTCCGGCCAGTGGTTAGTACATCTACATCAAATCCTAAGAAACTAAAGTCTTTGTTATCAGGTACAGTCATCGTGTACGACAAGTATCTTCCTGCTGCTCTAGTGTCTATTTTGTAATCGGTAGAGCCATCAAAAGTACTGCTATTTTGGTATGTAGGAGTGTCACCTAAAAGATCGGATGAACCAAACGTGAAGGTAAACTCTTTGTTAGGATTCTGTGTGTCTACCTGTGGCACGATCTTGCTGATTACTTTATACCCAGTTAATGGAGACATCTCATCAAGGTCGATACCTACTCTTTCTAGGTAAGGACTTTTGTTGGCCTCAGTATCCAAAGGAAAAGAGAGACTACCTGAGTCGCTTAAATCTAAGCCGTACAGCTTGTCTGAGCTTATACCGTTGGTAGTCACTGAGTCGCCCACAAATAGACTATGGGTGTTGAAGCCTGCTTCCTGAGTGTAGTAGCTACCGCCAATAGCAAGGTAGCTTGTTGTACTAGTAGCGTATGTAGTGGAAGAACTTATAGTCCCTTCTGTGGAACTAGAGACATTTGGTAAATCCATGAATGACCAAGTTTGACTCTTATAGTTAAATACAGCAGCCCGATTACACCTGTCTCCGCTAGTGTATTCCGACATATCATCACCAGACACATAGCAAAACATAACCTCATCTAGCTCTGCATTGTGGTGTACAAAGCACCTATCAGTTTTCGCAGTATTCAGGCCACCAAAGATATAGGAAGCTACCCTCTCGTCACATATTGACTGCCTAGTGTGGGAGTCATGCACATAAATATCGTTGTGGTCAAAGACGTAATGAGTACCTTCTACTTCAGCAATACAATTCTGGTTAATAACACCACAGTCACTAAAGAGCTTTCTAAAGTTGTGGATGAACGTGCCGCCCACAAACTCCATAAGCCACACTTGGTCTTTGGAGTAGATAATGAAGTTTGTACCAAGAGTCAGACCGTCTACTATTCCGGTTTTCATCTGTACTAGATCATTAAATCCTGCTGACTTAGTTGTATCTGTAGCATCCCAAGAATCGGGTACTGAGTTAGCTAGAGTTAAGTTAGAAAATCTAACTCTGGAAGGAAAGTTAGTTCCGTTTTCAACGGTATTAAGAGCAATGAGAAAATCACCATAAGCTCTAAGGGATTCTGTGCGGTGAGTAGAAGGCCAGTTAGGTAGGGCAGCAAAGCTACTACCACCATTTGCCATATAGACAGGTACTTGGTCTACTCTGTTTAAATATGCTATGTCAGCAAGGTTAGTACCAACCACAGAACTAGGAATAGACGAAGTTACAGAGATACTACCTTGTAGGGACGTTACAGCGCCATTGGCATACTGCTTTATCAAGAAAGTGTCTGACACAAGCACGATTACAGCAAAGCCACCGTTAGTAGCCGCAGGAATACCATAAGAAAATCTTGGCTTAAAACCAAGGCTATCTTTAATAGCTCTAAAAACTGGAGAGCGCCCTACTCTACCTTCGTCAAATCTTACATTCTTGGCTCTGGTGAAAGCGTGGATAGGGAGCGACGCAGGACGTATATCAGTAACTACGCCAATAGTACCCACATCTCTTACAGGCAATAACTGTCCCATAAACTACACCCTTATATTATTTTTTTACAGTTTTAGCTGCATTCTTAAAGTTTTTCTTAGTCGGTGCGCCTGCACTACCAACCTTACGCATCTTCTCGTTACTACCTGACGCTATTCTTTTCTTCTTAGCGTGTATGTTGGCGTACAGACCTTTACCGGCCATAGCTATTACTCCAGTGATTAATGTATTATCCGTGTCTGTAGGGTTTCGTTATAAGAATCTTTTGGTACATAGAATTCGACATGGGCATTACAAGATGGACAGCTAAAGGTAGATACCATACAAAAAGGACAATCCTCTTCACTGCTTATCTCCC